CGTTCTTTAGTGACGATTTCAATCACGTTGCCGTTGCCATCACGATCGACAACAAAGCGATTCAAAGGATAAACTTTAAGTCCCTTACGACCCATGAATACCAAAGCGTTACCACCAACAACAAGGTGAAGCAATGCTTGGTGCACAGCAACACGGTCATCAGTAGCAGCAATGGATTCAAGAATGATTCTTTCGACTTTTGCAAAAGATAAATCAAGTTCAGATTTGATCTGTGGTCCCATCTCTTGACCCAACTGACTCTCGTCAAGTTGTAGTTTAAAGAAGCTGGTTTGAACGGGAAGGAGAGCCAACATCAACTTAGATGCCAGAGTCACTACACCTTTCGCACCAACGCTTTGGTGAGGAGTCAAGAGATTCTTCATGCCGGAGACATGTTCTTCATGTCCACGAATCAAGTAAGGAAGTGTAAGTTTAGATGCCTGTTCAGCTTCGTTTAAGAACTGGGAACGGTCACTGGATAAAACGTCATATCTAGTTTTAGCAGACATTGTTATTATGCAAAGGAGCTAGCCATTGAAGCCATTGAAGAACCTTTAGATGGTTTAATGTTAAGACCTTTGATGCGTAGGTTTTCACGCCCAAAAGTACCAGATGTACCAGCGGTAAGGAGTTTTTTCTTTTCAGCCGCTGACTGACTAAACCTTACATCAGCTGGATCTCTTTCTCCATAAGCAGAAGCGATTTGCATCTGCCGTGCTTGACGTTCTGCATCCTTTCTAGCTTGCTCTTGCTGCTCTTTAAACATTTGCATACGTTGCGCCATTTCAGCACGTTGTTGGCCAAGAATAGCTTGGTTTTGAGCAGCAATTTCATCACGACCCGCTTGGTCAAATGCTCGCTGCTCGGCACGTTGTGCTTCTAGTTTAGCTTCGTTTTGATTTTGAGCATAAAGTTTAGCTTCAGGTGAAGTAGAAATAGCAGTTACAGCTTCACCTAAACTAGCACCAGCAGCGATAGAGTTTAGGAATGACGCTAATCCTGCTGTCTCTAATTCCCTACCAAGGTATTGTTTAGCAGTAGCTTGAAGAGCATTCCCAGCATAAGCTCGGGCTTCTTCTGATTTTCTGATTTGTGAAGCAACATCAGCAAGAGTAGCACCGGCTTGCATTTGACCTCGGTAATACTCTAAACCACCTTCGTCTGCTTTGCGCCCAAGATACTGTTCATATAAATTTTGAATTGACATTTAAATTTTCTCCATTTATTTAGTAGACAATTTAGAGATACTAAGTGGGCTTTTTAAAGTATCATCCTCTTTCTTTTTGTCGGGTTGATACTGATTAATCATCAACTGAATTGCACGACCCAAATCTTTTTCTTGTACAAGCTTTTGAGCTTGCATGTTAGGATCTGCTTTTTGCTTAGGTGGTGGAGCAGGAGGCTCGTACTTAAAGGTATTTCTGATACCGTAATTAAATGTTTGGTTTGCTTGCTGGTTTACCTGTGCTTGACGTTGTTGTTTTACAAAATCTTTACCAGACATTCCAGCTTGCTGAGCAGCATCAGCAGCCGCCAAGTACTCAGCAAAATTCATTCCCATTTAATTCTCCTCCATGTAATTAACCACCCACTCAACGACACTACGTTGACCGGATCGGTACATGATTTTTTCCATTGTATCTTCAGGTGTAGGGTTAGCGGGTGGAAAAGTTTCTTCTAAAAGAACTAGCATGGCATTAGCTGTCATGCCCCTGACATCTAGAAGATTAAGGTCAGGCATATTGGGGGAGGTTGACATTAGAATGCTCGAAGAAGGCTGGCATTCGTGCTGACCGTGTAGCGGAAAGCTCAGGGGCTTTTCCTTCATACATTAGCCGATCGCTAGAATCCAGCCAAAATTTTTTGTCCAAATATCTATCCTGGGTATTAATACCTAGTGGTTGCATTACCCAGTTAATTGTTGCTTTGCGGAGTTTATCCAGTGATGGAGAGATCTCCAAGTTAAGCTCACGACAAATCAACGAATTTGTTGCGACATGAACTTGCTCGTCCCTTGAGATGTCGGCACTAACTGTTCGCATTCCTGCGTCACCACAAAAGCGAAAGAAGGGTAGTAGAACAAAGAAAATCGCACGCTCGGCAACCATTGCTTTGGTAATCGTGTGATCTGGATGCGCAATCCACGCTTTCTGTAGCGCCAACGCTTC